ATACGGGAAGTAGTTCTGCTGCAACAGGGATCAACTCTTCTCCGATTTCTTGTCTAGTCTCTCTTAACTCAGCGTTTAATAATCTCTGTTGGTTTGCGAACGATGCAGAAGTTCTCTCAAGATCTCCAATCTGAACAGCTGCTTTTTGTTGTATAAGATTTAATGTAGCTAATGCCTTCTCTTGTCTGGTTAGTAAATCTGCACTCTCTTTTCCTGTAAGGATAAATGCCTCTGTTTGTACTTCAGCCTCAGTAATTGCAATACCATAAGTTTTAAGAGCTTCCCTCTCTCCGACCAACGCAGATCGGAATGCATTTAGTACAGGCTCGGCGCCGGCGCTGATATTTGAAAAAGATGCAACGTCCGCTGCAATCTTTGTTAATTGAACTGCAAGATCTGCAGATTCTCCCTGAGTAAAACCTATACCCTGAGCAACAGCACCTAAAGTCGCGTTTAATTGTTTTGCCTCTGCAACAGTAAGTCCTGCTTTATTAGCGAAATTCTCAAGTTCCTTACTTGCTCTAGCTGCAGCATCTCCGAATGTAGTATCAAATGCTGCCCCTGCCTCTTCTGCGGAGACTGCTGATTCTAAGGCTGCTGCAGAAAAATCTACAAGTTGTTTTACTAAGAATGCACCTCCAGCAATAGATCCAAATCTTTTAAGAGTCTTTGCGAACTCTTTACCCTCTTTATCAGCTTTCTTGACTTCATCAGCAAGTTGATCTACTTCTTTAGATGCTTTATCCATGTCTCTAGAGAGACGGTTCACTCCGACTGCTTTAATGAATAATTCTAAAGTAGCACTTGCCAATTTATCTCCTCAATTTAGAACGAGCTTTAGCTTCTGTAATAGCTTTCTGTTCTTCTACTTGCTTATTTAAATAGTATAGTTTCCAAGATTCAAATTCTGAAACGCTCATAGATTTTCTTAATTTATCGACCGTCATCCCTAGTTTTTCAGCTAGAGTAAATTCAAACCAGATCTCGTCTCTATTTCGGAAATTGATCCGCGATTTCTCGCTGATCCTCCTTAGTCCATGCCATACACTTATAAATAGCTATTAATATTCGATCTATAATCATAGGAGTAGAGACTTCATAAAATTTCTCTACTTGATCTAAATCTTCTAAATCTGGATCAATAACTCCATATTGAATAAGTAATTTCTCAAACAATACATCATCTCTTTGATCTCCATCAACATTAGCTAATTTATTTATATGAACTGAATCTTTTTTAGATAAACCCTGTACAATAACTGATTTATTCCACTCTGGTATTTCTACCTCTTTAGTAGGTAAATCAGGTGCATTCGATAAATCTTCTAATTTTAATCTTTTCAAAACGACCTCCTAATTAAATATTAGTAGGTGCCTTCTGTAACGTCTCCAGATACCTGAAAACTTGCAGTAAAACTTGCTGCTCCTGTAACGTCTGCAGATCTATCGTATCCTGTACAGATAGCCTCTCCAGATGCTTTAGGATTACCAGAAGTTGATCCGATTGGCCCAAATTCGAATGATCCCTCTGATCCTACGATCCCTGAGAGATAACCATCTACAGTAGTGTCAAAACTACCGCTGATAGTAATTGTCGAGTCTTTAAGGCCCGCCACGAATGCTTTAGACGAATTACTGAAGGCGCTTACCTCCGCTACGTCTGCTGTTCGTGAGACTGATACGTCTGTAAGAGTATTAGAGATATCTCTAAGAGTTCCTCCAGAATCGTCAATCGAGAATACTGCGTTTTTACCGTGTGTAAATGTTGGCATTCTTTTCCTTTCCTATGTTTGAGCGAATCCGATTGCAACTGTATAGCTTGGAGTAGTTCCTGCAATTGTAAGAACACATCTTGCATACCTAGCTGGTGCGGATGCACTTGTTTGTATTTCACTTGTTCCAGACGTTGTTACTTGTGTAAAAGTAATATAATCTGAAAACGAAATATTATCAGTAGAAGTTTGAATCTTTGCATCAAGAGTTTGTCCTGTGCCTGAGGAGTTTGTTACATGAAGAATAGCTGCTCCTCCATTAGATCCAGCAGAACCAAAGTCAACGGAAGTCTCTGTACTTGTAGAGGTTTTAGTTGTTGGTTCTAATAAACTTTTACCATTATACGAGTCTCCTGTAAATTGAAATGCAATAGCAACTGAGACGACTGAGTTTACGTCTGCAGATCTATCGTAGGAAGTCTCTAAAGTAGTTCCAAAAGATACAGGATTCCCTCTTGTATATCCTATATTTGCTATTGAAAACCCTGATCCAGATCCTCCTAGTTGAGCAAGGTATTCAGCGTCTGCGTCTGGATCAGAGGATTCATAATAGCCGCTTAATGTTGCCGTTCCGTCTTTGAGTCCACTTACAAAAGTTTTACTCGTTGAATTAAAAGTACTTGTCTCGCTTACATCTGAAGTAAGAGATAATGATAAATCTGTAAGAGTAGTTGTAAGATTAGTATTATCTAATAAAACTACTGCATTTTTTCCATGTGTAAAAGTTGGCATTTATTCTTCCTCTTCTTTAACCATCTTACTATCAAACTTAATTGCTGCATTATTCTTAATCAAACTCTTAGCAATTTTATCTGGTAAATCTAAGACTTTACCCTCTTCAACTCTGATCTCTTTTCCGTCTTTATCTGGAAAATTAGATCCTTTTAATATTTTAATTTTCATGCTATAACCTCTATGTTAAAGGTAACTCCCAAATAAGAAGTTCCCTGATTTACTTCATACTCTCCGTAATCCGTTGCATTTACTACTTTAACAGACATTGCCGCACCATTCAACGTAGGATCACTCTCTATCGCTGCTTTGATAGATTGTGAACCAGATCCAGCTAAATATGCATCTACTTCATCCTGACTTGTCTGAGCGTCCATTCTGTTTATATAGACAACTACAGGGATAGAATAAGTATCAGCACCTCGTCCCATCGTTGTATCGTATGTCAACTGATTTAAGGGAGCTATTAATGCAATAGGAGGAACTATATAATCTGGAACTATATCAGAGGCCGTTAAACCTACGATAGTCTCTAAATTAGTTTTAAGTCCATCTCTTATACTTGAAAAACTTGCCATTACTTAACACTCCTTGCAATATCTTCTGCAATTAATTGTAACATTCGAGTCCCTCTTGCTTTAATTTCCTCTTGTTTTTCGTATATAATACCGCCAAGAAATGGCTTCATTTTTAAACCTCTTTGAGATATCTTCCTAGCTACAAGAAATGCATTCATCTTTGGAGTACCTCTATTAGCCCACTTATAAAGATCTGATCCTTTTTTATATGGAGGGAAGAACGGACGTGTTCTTTTTACAGGAGTAAAAGATCTCATAATAGGTTTACCATGTACGTATGGTGCATGTTTTGCAGTAGAGGCAATTTTAAATCCCTCTGACATTCTTAATCTATTTGTGTTTTGTATTTTAGATACAAATATAGACCGTCTTAAAGTTCCTGTATTTTTATTACCTCGTCCAGATTGAGATCTGGGAGATGGTTTATTTCCTAAAACATCTAAAGACTCTTCTTTAACTTCTAAGGCTAATTCATTAAAAAAGTCTGTAGATCTTTTATTCCATATTGTTTGACCGTTTATTGATCTTGATAGATCTAATGCTCCCTTAAGAGTTAATTTCATAGTCCATACTGACGATTATTGTTTATGGCTGTGAGGCCAACGTATGGACGACCACTTGCAAGAACTGTTGTAGATCTCTTGAACGGATTAATTAAAGTTCTTACATCTGGATCTAATTTAGATAAAAACATTATTGGAGCTTCGCCTGTCTCAGGATTACCAGAAAATCCCATAGGGCTTTGCTTTCTTTGAAAAAATCTAGATGATTGAATTAATGCTGCTTGTTTTATTGCCTCTGGTATTGAATCAGATGCCCCATGTTGAGTAGGAAATCCGAACGTTGCAGTAACTTTTAATGATCTAGGATAATGAGTCTGGAGTATTTTACCTCCATTCTCTATAGCCATAACTATTTTATAGAACGGCATATAGGGATGAACAGATCCAGCATTCAACGGATATAAATAAAAATCCGTGTTTAATACTAAAGTTTGATCGTCTGTCCCATCCTCGTTTAATGTCGTAACTACTAGATCAGTTGTTGTTGCAATGTCATCAACATAAACAAGATCTGCGAACTCACAATCATAATAACGAGTTTGTGTTGTCTCTGTCTGAAAAAATACACGGTTGCAATATTCATCAATTGCTCTAGATGCAGCATCTATTGAGATGTCTATATTTGTATCTTGTGCAGTACCCGTGATACCTAACCAAGTTTTGACGTCTCCCTTATCACAATATTGCTCATGTGCCATTTTTTAATTACTTGTTTTCTTCTGGTTTAACAGCTTTGTTTTCTACTTTTTTAACTGCTTTTTTTGTAACTTTTTCTAATTTAACATCTGGAATAGGATCTCCCATACCTGCAATAAGTATTGAACTTACGAACGGAGAGTTTTCTCCCTGTGCATATTTTTTAGTTCTATTACACTTCCAGACTTTTTGTGATTCTTTTTCTACTAATTTCAAATTGTCTCCTCCTGTATGGAATGCAGAACCAACGATGCTCGTTGTCATAACATACCGTTGGTTCTGACTATCCATAATTTTTATTCTATACCCTCGACTTTTGTAAAAGCTTGCGGTTTATAGACTGCACTTGCATAACGTAGAGATGCTTTAACAGTAAGGATATCCTTACCGAAGTCTCCATCAGCAGCAGAGTCAGAAATTTGTAATTCCATTCCTCGTCTGAATACGTGATTAACTGCAAGTCCACCTCCAAATTTACCGATAATTACATCAGCATTTTGAGATTGTGAAGTTCCGATTTGAGTTGATTTAACAACAGGAACGCCCCAGATTGTAGGACTTCCAGATTGTGCAGCGGCACCTAACATAAAGTTATTATTTCCGTCAACTTGTCCAGCTAATGCCTCATATGCGCCTGGGCTCATAATCATAGCGTCTGGGAATAATTTACCGTTTTCTTCAATGTCTTTAATACCCTCTAAGATTGATCTTAGTTTTCCACCTACGTTTGCAGGGAAGTTTGTAGCATTATAGATCACTTGATTAATGTTAGTTGTACCTAACAATCCCTGAATATTAGGGCTTGTACCATTACCACCGATAAACTCTTTTTCGAGTCTTTGTAGTACGTGATTTGCTAATCTACCGTCAAAGTATGCACGTGCTCCAGCTTGATCCTCTAACAATTCCGCAGTGATTGGGAGTGTTGTTATGAACTTAGCTACAGGTGCAGTAACAGCTGTATAGCTGAATGCATCTTCTGGTGCAGCAGTTCCCTCAGCTTTTTCAGCAGCGTTGTTTGTTGCTGTTTCTCTGAGGAAATAGTAAGTTGTTTGATCGGTATTAATTGAATCTACAAGATCTAAAACAGGATTTGGATCTGGTTCTATCGCAGGGATAACCTGTTGATAGATGGTGTCTCTAGTCCATACGGAAGTTGTAACAGTTGTTTTAGTTTCCATAGGAATATTTTTGATACCGTGATCCACAAAACTGCTATAAGCTTTTGATTCCAAAAATTGTTGTCCAAGAGATTTTCTTTCTTCGTCTTGAGGTTCTCCATATACAGAGACTCCAGAGACTTTTTTAGAGTTTTCGATCTCTTCTTTGTTTGACTTTTTAACTTCTTCAAGTTCTGATAATTCAGTAATTTTAGAACCTAATTCAGCTAATTCGTCATTTCTTTTCTTGATTTCCTCTTTTTGATCTGAGGATAAGTCGGACATATCTTTTACAGAATCAAATATTTGTGCAAGATCTTCAGATTTTTGAGCCTTTTCAGCTCTCATTTCTTTTAATGTTGCCATTAGATTTATTCTCCTATATTTGATAAGTTCTTTTGAACTTCTATAAAGAGTTCATTATCTTTGATCGGATCATATCCATACTTATTAAGAATATCGTCTAGTTTGTTAAAAACTAAAGTCAATCCCTCTAAGTACTTGTCAATCAAATCAGTTGACTTTGAACTCAATGTCTTTTTTTCTGAGTTTCGTAGAAGAGCAAGATCTTCTATTCTCTCTGTAAATGCTTTAATCTCCTCAAGTGAAGATAAAGCTTCTTCATCTAGTCTCTTACCCTGTTGGGAAGTACTAGAAATCTGTAATTCTTCTTGTTGATCTGAGGTTTTGTTTACATATTCATTATGAGTAGCACACGGCATATAGACTGTTTGTCCGTCTTTATCGTGTGTATGAGTTCCCTCACATCCTAACTCTTTAGCACGTTCTGCTGCCTCTTGTTGAGTGGTGTACATGTCGTCGCCTAAAGATTCTTTTTCTTCTAATTGTTCTAAACCTGATTTTAATGCTTGTACGAATGAGTTTTGTTGTGCTCCTACTAATACAGGAGAGACCTCCCATACTTTAACATCTTTAAGAATACGGACGGGAACTTCTTGTCCTTTTGAATCTATGTGAGTTCCTTTTTCGGAATCTAATACTTGAAAACCGTAAGAGAATTGTTGCATATCTTGCATTTGTTTTACAGTTTCGTAAGCTTCTTTGCCAGATTCAGTATTTAAAAAATACCCTTTAAAAACTGCTTTTTGATTATCAGTTTCAATTACTCCTCGACCGATTACCTTTGACCAATCATGATTCCAGACTAGAGGGACTTTATTCCCTGTATATCCTGATCTTAATGCTCCTTGCTTAGTAACATCTTGATCCGAATCGATTGTATCAAATAAAGAAAATACAGCCTCTAAGTATCTAGTATCTCCCTCCTCTTTGAGTTCAATCGGAGATTTTTTATATACTAAATCCTCTGGACGTTTTACTTCATTACTCATCTATTACCTCTATAAACATCTCTGTGCATCTACAATTTACAATTAAACCAGCAGGAGCTTTTGGATCGCCTGGATGATCTAACTTAATTCCATTATACAGATAAAAACTATCTGCAGGAACTCTTTGATTATCTAATATAAAATGAGACTCTCTTACTCGATCATCTCTTTGTGATAGCCATTCTTTTTCTAAGGTTTTACCTGTAGATTTAGCTGCTCTTTGTTGAGACCATGAACTAGCTTTTAACACTTCTGTTCTAGCTATAACTCTTGCTCTTGTAAGTGATTGTCCTCCTAAAATGTTATTAATATTCTTTGATAATTGTTTAAAGAATCTATCTCCCTCTGGACTGCCTTTTACAGGATTAACTATTCCTAGATCTTCAAACTCTTTTAATGTATCTGCTACGACTTTAGATATTCTCTTCTTAGTAGTTGTATTAAGATCATTCATTACGTTTTTACTGTTTTCCTGTAAGAATCCTGCTGCTTGTCCGTCTTGAAATAGTGATCCAACTGCTTTTGGTACTTCTCTTTGACCTCTATAGAATCCATCTTCTACAACTTTTTTGAGAGTACGTCCCTCTGATAACAATCCTGATAATGTTGTAAATACTGTCTCGATTGCCTCTTCTTCTTGTATTCTGACTCCTAGATCTCCCTCACTAGCTGCCTTAAAGTTGTTATCTTGAGGGAATAGATTGTCATAAGTTCTTACAGAGAAGTCATCTCCTAGAGAGTAGTAAAGAGGTAATAATTCCTTATCAAATTTAGAATTTTCTAAGACTATGTCTGTATTAGTTTCAAAAGTTTTGACGTCTTGAGATCCCTCTAATGCTTTCAATACTTCTCTCTTTTGTCTGTTAAGTTCTTTTCCATAAACTTTAGTTATGAGATCCTCCCAACGAATACGAAGATCATCAACACTCTTCCAATACTTATACTTTTCGTCTTTTGTTTTATATTGTTTTACTGTTGGTAGTCCAAGAAATTTAGTAGTAGGTTCTTCCCATCCGTAAAGATCTATTGATTTTTCTTCTAATTTCTCTACTTCTCTCTCAGCCCACTTCATAGCTCTGAGTTTGTTTTCATTATCTAAATCTCCGCCCCATAATAACCATGCCACCTGACCTGCAGAAATATCTCCTTTTCCTGATAGATAATCCCTAGCTTCTTCTGAGTCAAGATCTGAGACATGACGAGCGAACCATGCGGCCATTCTGACGACTTTATCATCTGATATATTCCCTTTAGCCATTTCTCTAGCTTCTCGTTTTGTTTTATCTGTCAATCCCGATCCAGCGAACTCTAGTAATTCGAGTCCTCGTTCTGCATTCTTTTGTATATAAGATGGGACATTATCTATAGCCTTTTTTCTTCTACGAGGTTTTTTAGGTTTTCCGTATTTATCATCTTCAGAATATCCCTCTATTTGTGCTAATCTTTGTTCTGCCTCTTCTCTGGTATCGTAACATCCAAAACTACGAGATCTATCTTCTGAATATACACAATATTGATTATCTTGTTCTATGATAATTTTTTTTTCTAAATCTAATATTTCCAATTCTTTTATTGTTTTATTTGGAGTAGGTAATACGGGATCTCCTGTAGGTACTTGTCCAGAGAAAATTCTTACGTCTGAGCCATCGGCAGGGACTTCTACTTGAGTCAATCCTCTTAAATAAACGTCCATGTTTGGATTGTCTGAGTTGAATCCTGTTGCTTTTCTAGCCTCTGCTACTGTTATAAAACCTGCATTTAAACCCTGTACGACTCTCTGCATTTCTGCATCTTCGTCTTGTGATAGTGCTCTTACGTCTGATAGATCATATTTAAAACTGTAAGAATTATCATCTTCGAAATCTTCTAATAGTAATTGATTTGTTAAATCGTTAGAGACATTCTTCCACATAGGGATTAGTTTTTGTTCTGTAAAGAACTCTCTCAATTCTTTTGCATTTGAGTAGGTTGCGTTAGCTAATCCAGAACCGAGTCCAGCAAGTATTGCAGGCACTCCAAGAACTGCAGATATTCTCTCTTCGTTTACGTGTCGTAATTTACCGATCTCTAAATCTCTAGGTGTAAAAGATAAAGTCTGGATATCAACTTCTCCTCCAGATATAACTAGAGGACGACCTCTATTCTCTCCTCCGAATCTTCGTCCAAATACTTCGGCTATATTTTCTGCCTCATCACTTGTCATGGAGAGATCATTCTTTGGAGATATAACGACGCCTGGAACTCCCATATTTTTTACAAGAGCAGCTGCCATTTGACTTGCTGCTGCATCTCCCAATACTTCTACTAATACTGATCTAAGAGGAGCAAGTCCTCTTCTGTGATTTCTAGGATCTATCTTTTCTCTTAGATGGATCATATCTTCTCTTTTTATGTGAAGAGTTTGTCCTTTTTGTTTGTATTCATAATGAGTAATTAACTCTTCTGAGTTTCCTTTTACATCTACCTGATCTGGAATAAGAGGATATAGCTGTACAACTTGTCCAGAATCGTTACGAAGTTTCAATATGAATGAATCTCCTGCAACAGATATGGAACTAATTATATATTGATTTAATAAGTTCCCTGATAGATACGGAGATGGTTTTTTCATCAACATACTAGCAGGATGATTTAAGATCTTCTCTTCTCCCTCTTGTTTTGCTTGAAATACTTCTAACGGAGGTTCAGAGAATGCAGTTCCTAGTACGTTTAAACAGGCTAATGCTGCAGAGTTACCCTCTGGAGACATCTGATTAGTACCAGAGAAAAATCCAATATCGCTATTGAACGGGAATACAATCTGACTATTTGGGAAGTTTCCGTATGTCTTTTCTTCTACTTGTTCTGAATTAAATAAATTCTTTATGTTGTCTCTAATACCCAATTAAGTTACACTCCAATTCGTTCTCCTTACTATTCCAAATCTTGCAGCATAACTCAATGCATCGACTTGATCGTCATGACTGCCACTACTAGGGAATGACGTAAGTTCTCTCTCAAATTCTATCAGCCATTTTGCGTTTTTCAAAAACCATATAGAACCGTTTTCTATTCCAGCTGCAGCAGGAACTGCTCTTGCTGTTTTACTCTTATCAGCTTTTAAATTTTTAATTGGAAGTCCCTGTCTCCTTGCCATCTGAATAATACCTAGACCGAACGAGGAATCCTCAACTCCCAGCCAAGACATATTATATTTATTTATCATCAACTCTATTTTTGGGAGTAACTCAGGAGCCTCTAATCGATCTCGAAATACATCCAATACTAATAATTTACCATCAGTTGTAGATCCAACGGTAATTATTACCGAATAATCTGCAGTCTCCTTAATACTTAATGCAGTGTCCATACATCCGAAGATTGATAAATCAGAATGTTTATAAATTTGTCCATCTAAGATATATTCTGGATCTTCTCCATCTATACGATCAAAGTATTTAAACCACTCTCTTTTAAACATGTGTCCCACTTCGGTAAACTCTGCTAGAAATTCCTGAGCATAGACTAAAGATCCTAATTCTTGTTTAGCCTGTTCGAGTTCTTCCATATTAACTCGAGGAGACTCTGCTGTAGTATAATGGAAAATCTTCCAATCTTTTCTCTGTTTTGCAGTTTCAAATAATTCATAGAACCAATTTATCCCATTCGGAGTAGAGATAAACAATGCTTTTCCTAAAGAGTCTGAGAGTATTGGACGTACAGTCTCCCAAGTTTCCTTTTCTTGATATGCTGCCTCGTCAAAGATAATAAGATTAATACCTCCAGCACCTCTAAGAGTTTCAGGTTTATTAGCTGATTTGATCTGTATAGATCCACCGTTTTTTAATACTATTCTTTTTTCTACTTCTCTTATCTCGTAATAATCCTCTGGAAGTTGTCTAATCAAAGACTTTAAATTTAACCAAGATTCTAAAGACTGAGGATAAACAGGGAATATAATCCAGATCTTTTTCTTTTTCAATGCTTGATCTAATGCACTTACGAGACTCAATGTTGTTTTTCCCCAACGACGCCCAGCGACTACAATTACAAATCTCTCAGATTCTATTGCTTTTATAACTTCTATTTGTCCTGTATGTAGATCAGGAGGAGTTGCATCAATCTTATTTACACTTCGTTGCCCCATACGTCCCATCCATCCGTTGTTTGTCTTGCGAATAATTCAATTCTAGGAAGATCTCCTACAAGTTCTATAATCTTATCTTTTACTATATCTGGTTTTTTTGAGTGTTTTTCTATTGGAGATTCTATAACACTATGGACGGATGCACTTATTCTCTTTGGATTTCCTTTGATTGCTATTAAACAAATTTCAGGATTAGATCTCGTCCAACTTCCCATGCCCCAAAAATTCGTCAAAGATTTTTTATTCTTCTTAATCCAAACAAAACCGAGAGTTTTATAGGTAAAGCCCCATTCTTTAATAATTTTCTCCGTGTCAAACAATTTAGGGAATGTTGTCCATATAAATAAAATACAGTTTTCGTCTGTTATATCTTTTATATTTAAATTTGCTATATCTTTTTCATCCATAGTCGTATAATGTCTCTCTGCCCCCCCCCGATTTAAAGACTTATCTCTATATTGCCACGGAGGATCAGCGTAGATAATATTATATTTTTTAGAGAGATTCTGGATCATCCTGATCCCAATCCCATTTGAATTTTATTTCTGGATATTCTATCTGGTTTACTTGTACCTGAGGAGTACCTATACCGTATATTTGTGCAATTATCTTGTAACATACGTCTAAAACTCCTTTTAATTCAGTAGGATTCATCTCTGATAGATCT